GTGGCCATCGTGGCGAAGGTTTCCTGGAAGCGCGTCACGGTCGGTTCAGGCTTCACTGGACCGGCACACCCGCCGCGGCGCCGGCGATCGCGTCGAGCGCGGTCCCGTCGCCGAGTGGCGTGTTCCCGAGCGCCTGGCCGGCCTTGGCCACCGTCGCCATTTGCTCGGCCTGCTGCTGAGCGGCTGCGGCCTGGCTCTCCTGCTCGAGCGCCGCGCCGGCCTGTTCGTCGGTCCGCACGATGCGCGGCGACACACCGAGCATCTCCGCGTATTCGTCGACCACCTGGAACGCGTCGATCTTGTGACGCACCGACGGGAACGCCTCGACGAGCGACACCGTCGTCTGCAGGAACCGATCGTGGCCACCGACCGCGACGAGCTTCTGCGCCTGCGCCATGAGCGAGATGTATTCGATTTTCAGATCGACGCCGGCGAGCTCCTGCGGCGGCTCCGGGACACCGCCGGCGCGGAGCAGCATGGCGAACGCCCGGTCGACGAGCGGATCCAGGAGTTCGTCATTGGTGCGCTCAAGGACCGGCCCGAGTGCCAGGAGCTTCTCCTCGTGGCGCTCTTCGATCTCGCGTGCGGTCACCGGCTGCGCGCCGCGGCGATCCGACATCGCCAGCATGAGGAACAGGTCGACGAAGAACGCGCGATTGATGCGGTTCTCCGTTTCCATGATCAGCTGCGACACCGCGTTCACGCCCTCGAGGCGCACCTCGTGGATCGGCCGGAGGCCCGTCGCCTGGCTCGTATCGTTCGAGTACGTGAGGTCACCCGGGAGCAGCGAGACTTTCTGGTTGCGGAGCGACACCGGCCCGACGAGCGGCGGATTGAGCGCCTTGTCGACGGCCTGCGCCTTCCGGCGCTCCATGACCTGGAGCCCTTTGATGTCACCGAGCGCGGTCATCCCCGGCGAGTCCGTGCCGTAGGTGTCCTCGGCGAGGACGTCCCACCGCGGCACCAGGATCGGAAATTCGTGGAAGCCCGACTGGCGGAGGAACTTGCCGAGATCGTCGCCGGCTTCGAAATAGCAGGACGACCACGGCAGTGCATAGCGCGCCTCGAGCTTGCGCGGATCGTGCTCCTGATTCGGCGACACGATCCAGGTCACCTCGATCGCGGTCTCATAGTCGCCGCGGTCCCACAGCGTCTTGACCGAGTCGGAGATGTTCGACCAATCGATCGGCGCACCCGGGCGATCGGCGCCGCCGAACTGCTCGACGATCTGGCGGACGGTGAGCGAGTACTCGCGCACCCACGTCGTCGGCATCCCGCGCGCGTCCAGGCCGAGCGCATAGGAGCCGATCGGATAGTTGTAGCAACGGAGGACCTCCAGCTGGTCGTCCATCACCCCCATCGCGCCGGTGCCGAACACGCCCATGTCGCCGTACAGCGTCGGGAGCGCGTTATAGAGGTTCGACTTCTGAAACAGATCCAGGAGGCGCCGGGTGACGGTGTGCAGCCAGATCTTGACCGCGCCGAACTCGGCGAGATCCGGATCCGGCGTCGTCAGCTTCATCCACGGCCGCGCCGGCGACGTCAGGCCGGCGTGGAGCCCCGACTGCAGCGTGCGGACCGCGAACCGCGGCGTCGAATTGATGATGTTGTGCGAGCGCCGGTCGCCCTTGTTCCGGTCGGTGACCTGGAACCGCGTCCGCCGCGGCTGACAGAACTCCGCGAGCTCGCGCCAGTGCGCGTCGAACGAGGACCGCTCGGTCTTGAGCGCGGCCGCGAGCGACGTGAGCCGCTCCCGCTTCAGCAGGGACGGCGACTTCGCCGCCTTCGTCGATTCGTTGCTGGTGCCGATCGCCACGACTAGGACTCCCGCCCCGCGCGGCTGATGCGCGCTTGAAACCGATCCGAATAGAGATGCCCCTCGGACTCGACCTGCGAGGCCAGGCGCCGCAGCCAGGAGGCGACACGGCGACGGCCCAGGGACGTCATGTGCCCCGCCCGTCGAATCGTGACCACCGCGGCCGCTCGAGCTTTGGCCATATCTACACTCCGAGGATCGAACGCCCGGCCGGCTTCCCGACCGGTGCCGCGCCCCCGAGGACCGACCCACGACGCGCGCGATCCGCGGCGACCTTGGCCGCGGCGAGGTTCGCCGACTTCTGCGCGGCGCCGTTCGCCGGCGGCTGCGGACCGCGCGCCTCGGCCTGCCGCGCGCGCGCCTTCCGCAGAAGCGCCGCGGTCATGTCGCCGAACAGGGAACCCCGCTGTTCCCCGCCGCCTCCGCCCGCGCCGAATATCCGCGCTCCGAATCCCATCGCGTCCTCGTTAGTCGGGAGCGGCGCCCGGGCCCGATGCAGCGTGTAACCATCCGCCACCAGGTCCCGAGCGCGCGCCCTCGATTTACTCAGCGTCCGACTCGCCCTCGAGTGGCCGCTGCCACGTCGTCTCCAATTCCGCATAGCCGCGGCGCCGATAGAGCGCCCCGACTGACGAGCCCGCCGGCGCAATCATCTGGAACCGCGTCGCGCCTTGCGCGCGCGCCCAGGCTTCCGCGGCGGCCAGGAGCCGCAGCCCCGCCGAGCCACCCCGGAACTCCGGCTCAATCCACCAGGCAACCTCACTCGCCACGAGCTCGCCCGACATCGGATGCACGATGACGGTGGCCGCGAGCATCCCGATCGGCTCGTCGCCCTCGTCGTCGACCGCCACGAAAATCCCGCCCTGGTCGAGCAGCCAGGCGACGAGCGTCCCGAGCTGCTCCGCGCTCGCCGGGATCGTGCCGCGGTAGCTCGAGGTCGCAATGAACCGGAGGCCCATGCGCACGAGCACCGCCAGGTCGCCGACGTGCGCGGTGCGAATCGTCACGACCGGCGCCACCCCAGGACGAGCAGCCCGACGCCGGCGATCGCCAGCACCGGAGCGACGTACTCCGCGCGCCAGATCGCCCAATCCGCGAGGATCAGCACGACGTCCATCACGAGCGGTCCGCTCCCCAATCGATTCCGACCGTCGCGGTGTTCAGCCCGAACTTCCGCCGGCTGCCGTACGCGAACCGCCGCGCGCGCTTCGCCGCTTTCACGGCCGCCTTCCCGCGCACCTTGGGTGTCTCGCGTCGGAGCGTGAGCGAGTGCTTTACAAACGCCTTCGAGGCCACCACGCGCCCGTTGGGCAGCTTCACCGGGACCGGATCCCGGTTCACCCGCTCGGCCACGTAGACCACGCCGTCGGCCGCCAGGAGCCGCTGCCCCTTCGTCACGAGCGGCGAGGCCGCGCCCTCCGCATACGCCGGTTCCGGCGACACGGCAGGCACCTCAGCCTGCCCAGGCGTGGCATCCGCGGGCCTGTTCTCACCGGCGACCACCTCGGGCGTTGAATCGGCGTTCTGACTAATCCGTGCGGAAAATGACGTCACCACCGATATATCGGCGGCCCTTGGCCCCACCATCACGACGGGAGCGCCGGCGAAAATGGGTCGTATTCCGTGGCCACCGCGGTCCGGCGCCCCGAGGACACCGCGAGCGCCTCCGCCAGCTGCGCCGGCGCGTCGACCTCGGCGAACGTGAGCGCGAGCGCGTCCCCGTAGTTCGGCGAACGGCCGAGCCGCTTCTTGATCTGGTCCTTCTCCTCGAGCCGGAACTTGGCGTTCTCGTACCAGAACATCGGGGTCACGAGCTCGTCGACGAGCTCCGGGACGTTCGACGGCAGTCCGCCGCCGCGCTTCACCCACTCGGCCATCTGGAACCACATCTCCGACCGCTTGTTGAAGAAGTGGTGGTCAGACGCCTTGCCGGAGAAGTTGATCGGCGTAGGGCTGTGCCCGGCGAGCAGGAGCCCGTCGATCGCGCCGGCGGAGAACCCGCCGGTGTCGTCGAAGAACTCGCGCTCGGAGCCCCACCGCTGCTTCGCCAAGGCAATGCGCGCGACGACCTCGTGTGTCCGCGGATTCCGCAGGTCCACCGGCTTGAACGCCTGGAGGCCCTGCCGCGGGAAGATCACCCACTTGTCATCGCCGAACCGCGCCGCGTCGATGCCGAGGCGCTTCTGCACGTGCGCGTACGCCTCCGGCCGAATCACGCGTTCCATCGCCTGCTCGACGTCCGTGAGCGTCAACAGCGTGTTCAGGGACGCCGACGGGAACTGGCCGAGGATGTAGGACTGGACCCAGGCGTTATCCCGGCCGTACGTCTGCAGCTGCCGCCGCGCCCATTCGATGTCGATACGCGGCGAGCGCATCGGGTCGTCGGGATCGCCCGTCACGCGGACGACGTGCCACTGATCTCGGAGCTTCGTCGCGGCGGCGTAGAGCATGCCGTCGAGCGACATCGGATTCCCCGACTGCATGACCTTGCCGAACCAGGGCCGATCGGCGAGCGCCTGCTCCGCCGCGCGGAGCACCGTCGGAGGAATCGCGCCGGACTCGTCGCAGAACGCCGCCACGAACCGACCGTGCAGCCCCGAGAGCGTCGCGCCCTGCTCGTCAACCGAGCCGGTGCGTGGCCACGAGCGCGCCGCGAGCCACCACGTCGACGGATGGTCGTTCGCAAAGATGCGCGAGGACGTCCAGGTGAACGCCGAGGTCAGATACCGCGAGCGCGCCTGCCACTTCGACATCTCCTTCCAGAACCCGTCGCGCAGGTTCGAGGACGTGATCGAGACGGCAACGGCATTGGGATGTTCGTGCTTCGCGCCGAAGCAGGAGAGGAAGTACCACGCGCAGATGGCCATGACCGCGGACTTCCCTGGGCCCGCGCACGCCTGCAGCGACAGCCGCGGCTTCGCGGGGTCGCCGAACGCGATGAGGACCTCGCGCTGCCAGGGATCCGGATCGAAGTGCAGCTGCTCGTACGCGAACTGGACCGGCCCGTTCGGTTGCTCCCGATAGCGAGCGATCGTCGCTTGCGCCTCGGCAAGACTAACCACGAGGGACACCAGGACGAGCGACGCGACGATGCGACGCCACGTCACGCCTTCTCCGGCGCCGGCGCAGGACCGCCGACGATGTCCTCGAGCAGGATCGCTCCGCCCTTGCCCTTACCCGAGTGCTGGTGCCGTTCCGCGTATTTGTCGGGACGCGCGCCCTTGAGCAGGAAGATCAGGAGCGTGTCGGAGTACTTCTTGATCGTTCCGACTTGGACGCCCTTGTGAAAGACCGGCTCCACGATGCCGTTCACCGCGCGCCGGCGCGCTTCCACCTCGAGGCGATCGGCCGCCTCGTCGACCGCGTCGGCGAACGCTTCCGCATACGCCGCGTCGTCCTTCAGCCACTGATAGTGCGTGCGTCGGCCGACGCCGGCGAGCTTCGCCGCGGCCGAGACATTGCCGACGCCGGCGAACGCTTCGATGAACTTCGCCTTGTTGATGGCGGTCTGCTGTTCCTGCAGGTAGACGGCCGCCGCAGCCGCGACCGCGTCGCCGGCCGGCTTCGGTTCCTCGGCGCGCTTCTTAGCCACGGAGCTGCTCCGCGACCTTGACGGCCTTCTTCCCAGTGAACGCCTCCCACCGGTCGATCGCAATCTGGACGTAGGAGGGGTTGAGCTCGATCGCGTAGACGCGGCGCCCGAGCATCTGGCCCGCGATGATCGTCGTCCCCGAGCCGGAGAACGGTTCGAACACCTCCGGCGCCTTGTGATTCCGCATCGGCCGAGCCATGCACTCGACCGGCTTCTGCGTGCCGTGGCCGTGACCGGAGTCGTCGCGCGCGGGAATCTCCCACACGGTCGTCTGCTCCGGCGTTGGATTCACGTCGACGACGTCGGAGATGCGCCAGAGCGTCGTCTGCGAGCGATCGGCGGTCCGATGGCCCTTGCCGCCGTCGCGCACGCCGTACCAGCACGGCTCGTGCTGCCAGTGGTAATCCCCACGCGACAGCGCCATGCGGTCCTTCGCCCAGATGATCTGCGCGCGGAGCGTGAAATCGGCGAGCTCGAGCGACGCCTGGACGATCGACGACTTCAGCCCCGCGTGGTAGACATACGCCACCTGCCCGGGAAAGAGCCGCCAGGTCTCGGTCCAATCCGCCTCGTGGTCATTGAGGACCACGCCCGCCTTCTTCGTGTTCTTGTTGATCCCGGCTTTGTTCCGCCAGGTCGGGTCGTACTCGATCCCGTACGGCGGGTCGGTGACCATGAGGATCGGCACGGCGCCTGCGAGGACGCGCGCGACGTCGTCGGCCTTCGTCGAGTCGCCGCAGAGGATCCGGTGCCCCCCGAGCTCGAACATGTCGCCCGGCTGCACCTCGCACGGCCGCTCCGCGGGGAGCGCATCCGGCGCCGTGTGCCCGCCGCCGTTCGCTTCGACCTTGGCCGCCTCGGTGAAGATGGCGTCGAGCTCGTCGCCGGTCCAGAGCGTGGACAGGTCCACGCCGTCCTCGCGCATTTGCTTCAGGACCTCGGCATCCCACCCGGCGAGCTCCGCCGCGCGGTTGTCCGCGAGCGCGAGCTTGGCCTTCTGCTGCGGAGAGAGGTTCGAGCGGCGGACCGCGATGATCTCGTCGCCGTCGGTGTCGATGACGCGGACCTTGGAGATCCCCGCCTTCGCCGCGGCCTGGGTCGTCGCATTGCCGGCGAGCACCACGCCGTCCTCGTCGATGACGATCGACCGGCCGGCGCCGACCTCCTCGAGCGCGTCGACGATGACGCCGATGTTGCGGTCGCTATGCGTGCGCGCGTTCGCCGGATCGAGCGTGAGCTCGGAGAGGACCTTCGCCGATGTGGACATGGGATGGGGGGAGGCGCCCGCTCAGCGGATCCAGGGAATCCATGCAATCGCCACCTGTCGCGGCGAGCGCCCCCGCTGAGAGTCCTATCGGCCCGCCAGGCAGACCGCCCGGCTATCAGTGGCTAGTCATTGGGATTGGGGAACGTCTCCCCTGGCCGCGCCAACGGCTCGTTGCGGACGACCCACGGCGGATTGAGGATCATCGCCAAGCGCCGCCACGCCAGGCCGCGCACCATCAGCGCCTCGCGCTCCTCTTCC